AAGCTGGTAGGTAACTCGGTTAAATCTAAAAAGATGCCAGTTTATATTGAAGAATTTTTAGATAAGGGTATTAGACTTCTTTTAGACGGTAAGGGTTATGAATTTATTGAATGGTATTATGAGTATGTAGATAAAATTTATAATTACCAAATCCCAGTGGCTAAAATCGCTTCTAAGGGGAAGGTTAAGATGTCAGTAGATAATTATAAAAATGTTTATTGTAGAGAAAAGACCAGTGCTGGTAATTATAAATCAAGACAAGCACATATGGAAATTATCATTAAGGAAGGTCTTAATGTAAATTTAGGTGATGTTATTTATTACGTAAATACTGGTACCGCTAAGAGTCATGCTGATGTTAAAGCAATTAAGAATAAGGAAACGAAACAAGTTGAAGAGATTCAGTTTAATTGTAAATTAATCCCAATTGATGAAATTGAGAATAACCCAGATTATACAACTGATGAATACAATGTTGCTAAGTATTTGGATGCGTTTAATAAGCGTATAAAACCACTTCTTGTATGTTTTGACCTAGAGATTAGAAGTAACATTATAATCGATTTAAAAAAGGATAAAAAGACTAAGGTTCTTAAATTAGAAGAAAGAAGTGTGTTCACTAGAAAAGAATGTGAACTAATAGCTGGTAAACCATTTGAAGAGGGAGACCAAGATTCTTACGAAGCACTTATGACTATTACTGATGAAGAGATTAGATTCTGGGATTCTGTCGATAAGTTACCAAACTTTATGGAACAAGAAGAATGGGATAGAATCAGAGTAGATTACCATGAGAGAAAACGTCTTGAGAGAATTAATGGTATTAAAGAAGAGAAGAGGCGACTTGATGATATTTGTAGAAGAATTGAAGTGGATGACTACATGAAAATTCGAAATACGAATGAGTTACCAAAAGAAATTCTTACTTTCTGTGAATTTACTAAGACTGACGATGAAAGATATGTCTTTATATCTAGTAAGTGGAATGTAGAATTAGCTGAAATGAATATACTATTTAAGTATGAAGAAGAGGCTAAACAAAGAATGATTTATTATCAGTCTTTAGATGGTGATATTGATGATAGATATGAACAATGGTTAGAATTTAAAGAATCTGAAACTTCATCTGATGATTTTGAAACTTCAGCTCAAAATAGAGCTGAGTTAGAATATGAAATGATTAATTTTTTAAAGGAAAATTATTGGGAGAAACTTTATGATGGTACATGGATTAGAAAAGACTGGGATTATAACCAAACTGGTAGTTTTACTTTAGATGAAGCTTATAGAATGGAAATAAAGTATCAGAAAGATTTACAAGATGCTAGGAACATAAAACCAGGTGATTTGATTCTAAAGATAAATGATGATAAATCAGAATAATAAAAAAGGGAGCCTAGCTCCCTTTTTTTATTTTACCCAGAACCCCATGGGTCTGAATTTTAAATGTCTGTTAAGGTTTTCGGATTCGTTTGCAGCTCTCTCTATTTGTTTTGTACTAGAAAGTCTTTCAAGTCTAGTATCAAGTCTTTCAAGGATTGCTTTTCTCTCCTCATTACCTTCGCTAAGTAATGATTCATAATCCATAGTTCTTTCAGCTTCTGGAGGTCCAACAATACCACCGAATTTACCTCTAGTTCTACCAAGTGCCCTCTTAGCTTCAGCTACAAATAAATTCCTAACTAATACCTTTGTAGGTTCGTTAAATTTAGAGAAATCTAATTTAGCTAATGGTACTTCATTAGGTAATTTGATAATGTCTGGGTTTTCAAGTCTACAAGCATCTGCATCTCCTTGGTCAACATCGTAATAGAAATACCATACTTGACATCCAGTAAGATTAACAGAACTGTTAGGTCCACCAATACCATGACCAAATGTGAATTTAGAACCAGGTGTTGAAAGTAAGTGGAGAAGTCTTGTATCATTTGGTCCAGCTGTAAGTTTATAAACTAATTCACTTCTAAGAAGTCTATTTTTAAGGTTCATATCACCAGCTGTAAGTAGTACATCATAAGCTGGTGCGATATAATAACCACCATAACCACCGAATCCATATCCATTAGAACCAGCACCAACACCACCTAATTGACCAAATCCACCAGCGAACCCATAATCAAGTCCAGCATAGTTAGAAAATAATGCCGCTTGTGTTGTTGGGGGTGTAATCCAAAGAACTTCGTTTACTTCTCTACCAGCTGGTATTTCATAAACTTGTCTTCCAGATTCAAGTGTTATAAAGTCTTTTTTTAATTCCCATGGTCCTCTAGCTTGAAGTCCTACTTGCTTTGAATAAGCATAAGTATATTGAGTCATAAAATCAAAGTCCCTCACACTTAACGCAAAGGCCATATCGGTTGTATCGATATTTCTCCCAAGTAATGATTGCCATTGATGTTCTATAAGCCATTCCTGTACGTATTGTGCATAATCTTCAGTTGCGATATCTAATAATACGCAAAGCATATCGTCAGTTAATTCAATCTGACGAAGAGGTGCACCCATCGATACACGAAATTGCTCAAAAATTCTTTGTTTGTCTTCGTTATTAACAGCCATAATATCTATTTAATAATAAATATCATGAAAAAGGGTAATCTTTTATTTTTGTTCGTTTAAGAATTTTTTAATTAATTTAAAAGCTTCTTCTATACTATTGAAACTAACTTCTGGTGATAAGATAACCTTATTAACCAATACGATTGGTACACTATCTGTTTTACCTATCTCCATTATTTTTTCCACTTCTCCCTTATATTTTTCATTTTCAATGTCAATATAATCGAAGTAAACATTATTAGTTGTTAATAATTCCTTTAATTCTTGACAGTATGGACAACCATCAAAACCGTAAACTCTAACTCTATTCATATTCATCTATTATTTCTTGTAACATTATTTCTATTGCAGCTTCTTCATCAATTTGTTTCTCACCCATAATAATATCAATAACTTCTTGTTTTCTTTGAAGTGTATTCCACATTGCCACGGAGATAGTATCTTCAAATAATTGATAGTAAACTGTGACGTTATTTGTTTGACCTAATCTATAGGCTCTATCTTCAGCTTGTTCATTATTACCTGGGACCCAATCAAATGAATTGAATATAACATGAGTAGCCTCAGTAAGTGTAATACCAACACCAGCTGATATAATATTACCTATAAACACTTGTTTTGAATCACTTTGTTGGAATGAGTCAATACTTCTTTGTTTATCGTTATCAGACATTTCACCATAGTGTATCACACATCTATTTTTAAAATGTTTTTGTAATTCCATAAGTTCATCCGTAAAGTTACAGAAAATAATAACCTTATGACCTTCTTCTATTATGTTTTCAGCCATATCTATGGTTTCTGGAATAGCTTCCATAGCCACAAACTTCCTAAGAAGACCTAATTCAACAAGGGTTCTATCTGGAACACCCTTTTTCTTATTAGAAGCTCTTTCTTCTAGGTATTCTTCCCAAAGGTTTTCATAATCTCTCCATTGTCTTTTATTAAATTTATGATAAGTAGGAACAATAGTTTTCTCTGGCATATCACCAATTTCTGTCTTAAGTCGTCTAAGATATAAGTGTTTAGTCTTGATAGCTAATTCTTCCAAGTTAGAAGCATCTTTTGCAATCCAAACCTTCTTAGGGTTTCCTTTCGCATTCTTATGCTTTGTAGTGATTTGTTTTCCACCACAGTACCTTTGTATATAAAACTTATAATTATCAGCTATAGGGGCTTTAATTAGCTTCAGAAGATTATAATAATCCATAGGTCTATTAGCTACTGGTGTACCAGATAAAAGCCAAACCTTTTCAATACCATAATTCACACAAAGGTCTTTCATGATAGCACCTCTAATGCTCTTAGGGTCCTTTAATTTATGGGCTTCATCGATTATAACTAAATCAAATTGTTCTTGTAGAAGTATTTGGGAATCGAAGCAAATATCCTCTGCTTTTAAATCTTTATGGGTCACACCAGCTATTGTGTGGAAGTTCTTAAGTATATCATAATTAATGATTGTAAACTTAGCACTATTCCATCTCTTACCTTCAATTATAGCTGTGCCCATTTCTTGGAAGTATTGTATTTCCCTTTCCCAGTTAATCTTAACTGCTGAAGGACAAACAATTAGTATTTTTTCAGCACCAGATTCGATTGCTGCTATGACACTCATCATAGTTTTTCCTAAACCCATATCGTCAGCTAGGAGACAACCATCATGAGTAAGAAGAAACTTTATACCTTCCTTTTGATGTTCATATGGTGTTCTACCTACTGTACCATCTTTTAAAATAAACTGGTCTAGCTTTGTGTATTTTTCGAAATCAACATCAATATCAACTTCTTCGTAGTATGGGTCATCTAATACTTGTGTTTTTGGTAGGAAATACATACCAGATTTCATTTGATTTCTTTTAAGCTTTCCATATACGTGATATGACTTATCACTTTCAGTAAGCATATACTCAACAAGTATTCTTTCTGGTGTAAATGAAAGTCCTTCACTCTTTTTAAGAGTTTCACCTAAGAATTCAGTAATACCTATAACTTTATTAATT